GCTTTCAACTTTCGTTGAATACTCTTTTGCCATTTCCTCCCGTGTTCTATTTAACAAAATGGTGACGCGCTTTAGTTCATCGTGCTGTGATTTAATCCACCAGCCCAAGCCCCCAAGGGCAGCAGTTAAACCAAAGCTCCAAAGCGCGTCCATTTCCATTTAGTTTACAACCTCAGCCTCTTCTGGCTCAGATGCCAACGATGCAGTCAGCATATTTAAAAAGGCTTCTCGGCCTACTTGCAACTGATTCAGATTAAACTGAGCAGAGCGAATTTTGCGCTCTAAGTCAGCCGTATGTTCCAGAAATACCTTCTGAGTATCGTTTAAATCATCGTAGTTGTGGTCTGCGCCGTTGATCGTGACGGTGTTTGTTTTTTTCTCAGCCATCGTGATCTCCTATTTTAAGTTAAAGTTAACTGGCAGTGTATCCTTTGCCAGCGGTAATAGCGGCATTAGTTGCCGTCATGCTTTCATTAGTCCAGTAGTCCTTGGCAACCATGAGTTCCAAGTGTTCTACGTTACGATCTACACAGCCTTGGCGGTCTGCTGCATCATCGTCAGCCATTGCATTTCCTGCAATAACGTCAGTGATAAGTGCAACAGAGTGACCCATTGCTGTGTAGTGTGCTGCGATTTCTTCTGTGGTTGGTGTATCAGTCATTGTATTTATCCTTCTAGGGTTGTGATACGAGCCGTTAAGGCTTCAATTAATGCGTTCTGTTCTTGTATTGCTTTAACTAAGATTGGTACAAACTTGCTGTACTGAAGACCTAATTGTTTACCATCACCTGATGTAGATACAGTAAGGTTTTTCTTAGCGGCAGTTGTGTATCCAGCGGCTTCTTCAAGAGCTTGAACAGCTTGAGCCTTAAAGCCTATGTCCAACCAATCTTCTTTGTGTGTTCCATCAGGTGTCTGTGCATTAAGATCATAGTCATCAGCATACTTGTCACCATACTTAGAACGCTTGTCCCACTTATACGTTACAGGAGCTAATGCCTTAACAAAGTCTAAGCCTAAGTCTAGATCAGTAAAGTCTGTCTTATCCCTTTGATCTGATGCTACAGTCCAATCTACTTGAATGTTTGCTGAACCTATATTTTCATCGCCTAAATATATTTCATTAGAACCTGTAGTAACATTACCACCGGGGCTTCCTGTTAATCCTGAATCATGTCCGGCAAATAAATTGTTGGCGCCAGAAGTCAGGTTATACCCTGTAGACCTACCAAGAGCAGTATTATCGTCCCCTGTTATAATACCAATACCAAAAGAAAGGTATCCAACACCTGTGTTGTTATCACCTGTAGTAGCGTTCTTACCGGATTCAGTACCTATGAACGTGTTTCCTCCACCAGATGTGAGGTCTTGACCTGAATACCTGCCAAGGGCGCTGTTAAGATTACCTGTAGCAGCACCCAATGAGCTAGTGCCTACTGCTGTATTGTAGTCTCCAGTTACACATGCATCTAAGGCAAAACCACCTATAGCTACGTTTTCAGCTCCAGTGGTGTTTGCTGTAAGTGCAGTATAACCCATTGCTGTGTTGTAATTTGAAGTGGTGTTTGCATACAAAGTCTGTATTCCAAAGGCACAATTTCCAGCGCCCGTGGTGTTCGCAGCAAACGTGTTATGACCCATCGCAGTGTTATTAGAGGCGGTGGTATTTGCTACTCCAGCCTGAAAGCCGAAGAAGTTATTAGAGCCTCCAGTAGTATTAGCAAGCCCCGCCTTATACCCAACGGCTGAATTGTTGGATGCGGTGGTGTTGTTTTCTAAAGACGAATAACCCAAGGCAGTGTTACCAGAGCCTGTGGTGTTATCATACAAAGCACGTTGACCTATTGCCGTGCTTTGATTTCCAGTAGTGTTTGCATATAATGCTTGCCGACCCATAGCCACATGCTGTGTGCCAGTAGTATTCGCCTGACCAGCCTGATACCCAACCGCTACGTTGTTAGAGGCGGTGGTGGTGTTTTCTAAAGACGAATAACCGATAGCAATATTATCACCGCCTGTGGTAAGAGTTTGCAAAGAGAAAGGTTGAAGAGCCAAGTTTCTTACACCAGTTGTAATGTTTTGCCCTGCTCTATGACCAATACCTGTGTTGTATGAACCTGTTGTGACATCTAACAATGCTTGATAGCCAATAGCTGTAGTACCTGTTGCTGTAGTGTTAGCATAAGCAGCCTGATACCCAACTGCTGTGTTGTTGTCGGCAGTAGTGTTGTTTTCTAGTGCAGACATCCCCACAGCAACATTTTTATCGCCTGTAGTGTTGTCAAACAAAGAACCCTGCCCTAATGCAGTGTTTCTTTCTCCAGTTGTATTCGCAGATAGAGAAATGTATCCAACAGCCGTGTTGTAGTATGCTGTTGTATTAGCGTCTAACGCACCACCTCCAACTGCTGTGTTCTGGTGACCTGTGGTGTTTGTGACTAATGCATGATACCCAACTGCTGTGTTGCTGTCGGCAGTAGTGTTTCCCCCTAAAGCTGAACGGCCCACCGCTGTGTTGTAATCACCTTCGGTATTGGCGTTTAAAGAACCCTTACCTAGTCCTGCATTTTCTCTTCCCGTGGTATTTAGCTTCATGGAGTCATGCCCGACTGCCGTGTTTTGAAGTCCTGTTGTATTAGCGTCTAAAGAACCTTGTCCGACTGCAACATTAGAAGAACCTGTAGTGTTTGCATCAAGAGCATTTGCTCCAATGGCTACGTTTTCTGCTCCTGTAGTGTTGGTTCCAAGGCTGAGATACCCAACTGCTGTGTTGCTGGATGCGGTGGTGTTGGAGGTAAGGGCGGAGCGACCTATTCCCGTGTTATACTGACCAGAAGTATTGGCATTTAAGGAACCTTTACCTAAAGCGGAGTTTTCACTACCCGTGTTGTTTTGAAGAGACTGATCACCAATAGCCGTGTTTGCGGTTCCCGTAACATTTGAATACAGCGTGGCCCGACCTAAAGCTACGTTATTAGCCCCTGTTGTATTAGCATTTAAAGACTGCATACCCACAGCCGTGTTGTTAGATGCAGTGGTGTTTGCTCTTAAAGCGCCAGCCCCTAAAGCAACATTTGAGCCACCTGTGCTGTTAGTTAATAATGCTTTCCAGCCAGCGACAGTATTATAAGTTGCAGTAGTAGTACCAGCGGCAGCCGAATAACCAACTGCTGTATTGTAGTCTCCCGTGGAAATCGCAGTACCTGCCTCATCGCCCACGACCACGTTGTAGTTACCGCCAGATTGAATGGAATTACCTGCGTTGACACCAAGGCGTAGGTTGGATGTGCCAGAAGTTGTGGAAGAGTAATCACCTGTTACGGCTACATCTCCAGTAACCGTTAGATCATCATCAACCAGCAAGTCTACCACGTTAAGCGTAGCAAAGGCGTCAACCATAGCCGCGCCAGAGCCTGCGCCATCTGAATAGATAGCCTTGGTTTGTCCCGCTGGGATTGTAATGTTAGCCCCAGACCCTTGGGATATGATGATGTTCTGTGAACCAGAAGTTGCGTTCTCAATAAACCACAACTTGCTAACCGTGTTAGGTGCAATTGTAATTGTACAGGCAGAGTCCAACGTACCAGTGTACTTCAGGAACATTGAACGTCCGGGATCAGTTGCCCCATCCGCAATCGTAGTGGTATGCGTGTCTGCGTTAGTTGTAATCGCTTCAGTTCCAAAAGAAAACGCTTCCGCAATCAGTTCAAGGTTTGTGTTGGTTATTGTGCCCCATGAGCCTGACGCATCCCCGGTTGCAAGCTCATTAAGGCGAAGGTCATTTACATAGGTACTAGCCATTTTAGTCGATCCTTACTATTGCGTTAGAGGCAGTCTGCGCTGGGAAGACAATTTTAAATGTACCGCCAGCCACTGTGAAGTCACCGCCAAAGTCTAAGATTGCGATTGCTAAATCGCTTTCAGTGTCATTGTAGATCATTGCGCCACGCGCCGTAAATGTTGCTGATGTCCAACTTGGATCATCGCTGTCGAAACATCCGCTAGTGCTATTTGTAATTACAGAGGCGTTTGCCAATGTAACGCCGCCAGTAGTGTATCCACCACCGTTAGCCACTTCGTTAATGCCACTTGAGGCATATGCGGTGGTAGCTGCACCTAGTGACGCTGAACTTGTAAATAGGGCAATTTTAATTGTGTCGCTGTCAAGATCATGCAGCCCAAGCATTACATCTCTTTTAAATTGTGTACACATTGCTTGTGTAATAGCCATTATAGACCTCCGTTATATTCTGCTGCGTAATCTCTTTGCATCTCTTGTACAAACAATTGCAGTGCTTCGTCAAATTGTGTCTTGTAAAGCGCCAATGTTTCTCCAGCCTTGAGAAACGCTGATGCCTCATAAAGACACGCGGATAGTAACACGTTTTCTGCATTGTCGCCAATCCATGTATTTGCGTTACTAGAACTTAGCCCAGTCTCTGGTGCTATAAAGTCTGCGTTAAGCATAGTAGTTGAGTCTGGCGTAGGAGCTATTGTTATAACTGTTCCAGAAATTCCTGCGTTTTTGGTGGCGTACATTCTTGGAGTCCCTTGAGTGGATGGATTGGGCCAATAGTCTTGCAAGTATGAATCAATTTTGTGATTTAAATATGTTTTTGTACTAGAAAGGCCACCAATTGAAACCTGACGTATCATTCTTGCATTTGAAATAGTGTATTCAAAAGTTCCAGCAGTGACAACTTTGCTGCCATTTTGCCGAAAGCACGGCAAGTTTGGCAGGCGCTGAAAGATCATGTCTTCTGCTTGATCTATGATCTGATCAATTGACGCCGTCAGCTCTGTGGAATCGTCTTCCAAGAAGTTCTGAATGTTTGCGACTAAAGTTGTGTAATTCATTTAGTTACCCCATGTCCCTTCGCCCCAATCGCCAGAACCCCAGAAAGTTTCGTCTATAGATATGCTTTCATTTCCTACGGCGCCCGTTCCAGCTACGCCAGCTTCTGCGATTGTTAGTTCTAATGCTTCGGCGCCAACTGCACCCGTGCCAGCTACTCCAGCCTCATCGATAGATAAGCTCAAGGCTTCTACGCCGACTGCGCCCGTTCCAGATACACCAGACACACCTTTAAGGCCAATAACCGATACGTCAGCAGTTGCGCCTGTACCAGCCACACCAGCTTCATCAATTGACATTTCTAGTGTCTCAGTGCCAATCGCACCCGTACCGCCTGTGCCTGTTGAACTAGGCACACTGTTCATAGCAATAGACACACTGCCAACATTAGCAATGGCGGGTACGCCAACTGGCGGCAGTAATCTTGGGTCTATTGTCCAGTCTTGTGTAAATCCAATAAAGACAACTACGTTTTCTGGATCGTTATCTGGGCGCCCGTTAAAGAGTGCAGTCGCGTCCACAACATTCTTTGCAGGCGTGAGCTGCGGTTGTTTTGGCTCCCAATCTTCTGGCGATACGCGCAAGCCATCCCAAGTGGTCTTGAGCTGCGTGTACCGAACACGCATCCCAGATCGATCACTGATCGCGTAGGATTTTTTTCCTTTTGCGTATTTCGCCATTAAGATAAGTTCAGCGCGGTTGGCTGAATCCTCAAGCTCACACCATCGTTGTCGGTAGAAGCTGCAAAGTTAAATGCGCGTTCGTACATCTCATTTAGCAATGTAAACTTTTCATTCGCAAATTTTAACGAAAGTTTACTTGCTAGGCCAGCGCAGATGCATTCATTCCATCGATATGGAATGTCAGCGTCTTGGTTAGATTCTGTAATATCCTCAAGCTGATTAATCGCCCAGTAAATTATGCTATATGTAGATTTGTCAGGCACTTGCCAAAGATACAGGACCGGCGTGATTTGCTTGTCGAGCATATACTGGCTTGGCTTACCGGGAGAAGTTTTGTTTGGCAGTTGGTTGTAGTCAGCAATA